GACGGAGCCTTTCGGCCCCGCCCTTTTACATTACACCGCAGCGCGGCGACGACGGCCAGCCGCAGGCGCGGCCTCAGGCGCAGCCTCATCAGCCTCGCCATTCATGCTGACCCACTCCACGACCTCGAACACCGGCGTATAGATACGTCCGTAGCTCTTGTGCGTGTAGTGGTCCTTGCCCAGCTTGACGACGGGGACCGGCTTGGACTGGTCCTTCTCGACCTGCGCGGCGATCTCCACCGCCAGAGCCTGCACGGCCTTGCGGCCGCCGACGCTGGTGGTGGTGAACCGCGCTTCCATGCCGGCGTCTTCGCCGCTGATGCACTTCAGGCTCAGGCCCGTCTGCGGCTCCCAGCCCTTCTTGGCGCCGTGAGGCGCGGCCTCCAACTCAGGCAGAGGCTCGGTGACCGGCACCAGCTTCTCGCCAAGCACCTCGCCGTCGCCCCAGGCGATGAAGCCGTGGACGAAGCTGAAGGGATTGACAGCCCAAGTTGCGTCGGCCTCGGCCTCGGTCTGGTCAGCGCCGAAGACCCAGTGCCCCGTGCGGTCCATCTTGATGATGGCCGTGGTCGAGGCACCGACGTCAGTGGCGATGCTACGCAGCGCGGTGGACAGGGAAGTGACGGAAGGCAGGTTAGCGCCAGAGAACTTTACCAAATTGCTCATGTGAACTCCATTACAGTTTAGAAAGGGCTTTTGACAGCCCGACAAACGACTGCACCGCTGGCCGGGGGTCATCCTCCGGGGCGAGCGTCGTACCTGACGACTCGGACTTGATCAAGTCCTCGGGCAGTTCGCTAAAGCGCTTTTTGAGCGCCTTCTCGGCCTGCGCCGGGGACATGATCGTAGTCTCGACGACGACAGATTCTTTCAGACCGAGTGAGAGCAACGCCTGCTTGGCTTTGCTCTCATCGGTCCACTTGCGCCGCGCTTGCTTCTGGACGATCTTGACGCCGGGCACGTTAACGCCCTTCTCAAGCATCCCGAAAGCCAGCGCACGCAAGTCTTTGATCCATTCCTCCAAGAGGTCGGCATTGTGCAGATACCGGCCAAGCGTGTCAACATCCAAGTTGATCAATTGCTGCTTCAGTGCGCGATCGACAGCGCCGGTCATCTGCGGGCAGATCGGCTTGGCCGCGCACCAGCGGCAGTGGTCGCCCTGCGCCAGCGGCGCGTCATCGCGCAGCGCGGTCTTGACCGCAGACACCAGCTCGTGCTCGAACTGCTTGATGCGGCCCACGGTCGTCACCCAGCGCCTGATCGCTGGCGGCTGCACGATGATGCACTCGATCTCGGTGGCACCCTCGAAGGCCCACTTCAGGTCATCGGTACGCATGGCCGCTGCCGCGTAGAACATCAGTTGCGCGTTCTCTACAGCATCGACAACAACACCGTCGCCAAACTTCCAATCAAGGACGATAGCGCGATGATCGATACGACCAACAAGATCAGTGCTACCAAACACTCCAGGCAAAAGGTCGCCGAAGCCAACCCGTGTCTCAACCTCGTATACCAGCCGACCGTAGGGATCGATCTCGTCGAGCGCGTCCAAGGCAGGTGCAATCTTCTCATCGTAAAGCTCCTGTGTGAGTAGTTGGTCTTTGTGTTTGTACTGGCCGATGACGACGCCTTGGTCGAGCAGGATGCGGCTGATCACGTCGTGCAGCATCGTGCCGCGATCAGCGTGGACGCTCGACGGCTGCGGCGGCATCTTCTGCACCAGCTTCACCGAGCCGGGGCACATGATCACGCGCTTGGCGGTAGAGCCGCCGACGATGTTTGAGTGTTGCACTGTACGCTCCTGTAGTTGTTGAGCCACCATCATAGCACGAAAAAAGTTGTTGCGCGAAAGTTTTTTACTCGTTATGATCGCGGCTCCCTCAATCAACTGGAGTACCCTATGGACGATGGATTTCAAATCAATGGCCGTGAAGGCTCGAATGTTTTTGTCAACCGCTACGACAAAGACACCGTGTGGCTGAGCCTGTACGTTAGGCACGGCAACGTCGCCACCGTGCTGACGCACGAGCAGGCGAAGGAACTGATTGCTGCACTGCAACAAGTGGTGACCGCATGACCTGGCCGTTCCCGCCCTTCCCCAACCCGCTCGACCGGCCCGGCCAGCCCGCCGCGCCGGCTAAGTTCAACCCCACCAAGGACGATCATGAGCCAGCACCCTATTGAAGCCATGAAGACCGCGCTGAATGCGTGGGATGCGTACAACAACGCATCGGATAGTCAAGAAGATGCGAAAGCATACGCATCAATGGTCGTTGCTTTTGGCAAATTACGCGCCGCCATCGCAGAGGCTGAGAAGCAACCAGCACAGCGCCAGTGGGTCGGGCTGACGGAGAAAGACTTCTCGGCGATTAACCAATCCTGCCTGACAAAACTTCAGGCTGCGACAAGCGCCGAGTCAATCCTTAAGGAGAAGAACACATGAGCAACGAATACGCCTTCCCACACACCATCGAGCATCTGCACCAGCCGGTGACGGCGGGCATGACCCTGCGCGATTACTTTGCTGCAAGGGTGATGCAGGGGTTGTTAGCCACTGACATCGACTGCGGCCCGAAGTATGCCCAGATCATTGCTGACAACGCATACGGACTGGCCGACGCCATGCTCAAGGCAAGGGGGCAAGCATGAAAGAAGACATCATCCGCATGGCGCTGGATGCTGGTATTTTGTGGTCGACAGATCAAGCCGCTACGCTTGAACGCTTTGCAGCCCTTGTCGCTGCACGCTGCGCCGAGATCGCTGACAAGGCCGAGCCGTACCGAGCAGCCGATCTCATCCGCAAGGCGTTCGGGGTGGACAAATGAGAGAGTCAACGATCGAAACCTACTTCTGTAAGCAGGTTGGCTTGCGGCTAAACGCGCCAGCGTTCAAGTTCGTCAGCCCCTCAAATCGAGGCGTGTCCGACCGCATCGTCTGCCTGCCTGACGGCAGCACATGGTTCGTCGAACTCAAGGCGCCAAGTGGTCGGCTCTCGCCGCTGCAACGGCACTTTCAGTCGGAGATGGCGCGGCTGAACCAGAACTACGCCTGCCTATGGAGCAAAGAGCATGTTGATGAGTGGATCAAGGAGCGCAAGTGCAACTAAGACCCTACCAAGAGCAGGCGGCCGACTTCCTGTACGAGCACGACCGCGCCATGATCCTCGCGCCGGTCGGCGCAGGCAAGACGGCGATCACGCTGACGGCCATCAGCGACATGATCTTCGACAACATCGCGACCAAGTGGCTCGTCATCGCGCCGCTGCGCGTCGCCACCAGCGTCTGGCCGCAGGAGCGGGCTAAGTGGGCTGAGTACCACACCCTAGCCGTGGCCGTGGGCACGCCAGCGCAGCGTAAGGCCGCACTCGACAGCGACGCCAACATCATCGTCACCAACTACGACAACCTCCAGTGGCTGGCCGGGCAAGACCTGAGCACCTTCGACGGCGTGGTGTTCGACGAGTTGACGCGCCTGAAGAACCCATCGGGTGCCAGGTTCAAGGCGCTCGCCAAGGTGCTCGACTGCCCGATCCGCTGGGGGCTGACCGGCAGCTTTACCAGCAACGGGCTGGAGGACGTCTTCGGTCAGTGCAAGATCATCGACCAGAAGCTGCTCGGGCGCAGCAAGGGCGCGTTCCAGCAGCAGTACTTTTACCTCGTCAACCGCGAGTACGGCGACTGGCAGCCGCGCCAAGGCGCGCTGGAGCAGGTGATGGAGCGCATCAAGCCGGCCACGTTCGTGCTGGAGCCGGGCGAGTACAAGGACAAGCTGCCGCCGCTGCACACGGTCGAGGTGCGGATCGACCTGCCCGACCGCAAGCCCTACGAAGACATGAAGAAGGACTTCATCGTGCAGTTCCCCGACGCGCAGGCAGTCGCCCAGAACGCGGCGGCGGTGACGCAGAAGCTTTCGCAGATGGCCGCCGGGTTCGTCTACACGCCAGAGCCGGTTTGGTTCAGCAGCCACAAGTTCGACCGGCTTGAAGAACTGCTGGCCGAGAACCAGCAGGCCAACACGATCGTCTTCTACAACTTCATCGAAGAACTCAATGAACTCCAGCGACGCTTTCCTTACGCCCGAACGGTTGACAGCATTGATGACTGGAACGCCGGACGAGTACGCCTGCTATGTCTACACCCCAAGTCCGCCGGACACGGGCTTAACCTCCAGCACGGCGGCCACCACCTCGTCTGGCTCAGCCTGCCTTGGTCCCTCGAACTGTTCGAGCAGGCCAACGGGCGCCTGCACCGATCCGGGCAGCGCCACGCCGTCTGGTGCTACGTGATGCTCGCCAACCAGACGGTGGACGAGAAAATATGGGCCGCGCTGCACGACAAGCGGGCGATCAGCGACATTGCAATGGAGAGTCTGAAATGAGCTACATTATCGCCGCGCTGCCGCCGCTCAAGTGCTTTGTGCGCCGCGAGTACCTGTACAACTTCACCAAGGGGCACGGCGAGCTAGAGCCTGCGATCTGGGTAAGCATCAAGGCGCTGCGCGGCCAAGTGTTCCGCATCGAGTCGCTGCTACCCAACTACGGCGCGCTGTACGACAAGCTGCCGATCAGCGCCTACGTCTCGGACAAGGGCCACGGCGACCTACCCATTGACACCTTGCAGCTATGGGACTGCATGGGCTACCACTTTACCGTTTGCGAAAAAATTGGCCTACGCAATCTAGGGGTCAAGTTTCTTGGCAAGGACAAGGCGTGGTACCACGGGCGCTATCTGTTCACGGTAGATTTTTGCGCCGACGGGCAAGACCTCGACACGGGGTTCACCGAGCAGGCCGAAGAACACAAGTCGTTTAACTTTATCAAGCTGGAGAACGGCCAATTTGCTTGTCAGCCCAACAACCGCTGCTTGTGGTATGACCAGTCGCTAATCCCAGCCGAAGTCAGGTTTCCTGACTTTCAAGCAGCAAAAACTTTCTGGACCGTTGACGGAACGCGCAAGTGGTCTGCTGGCGACGATTGGTTTTACAACATTGAGGAGAAAAAATGAACACAACCCAAGAGAAAATACGCTCGACGAAGGCGCAGTTCCGCATCGCCGTCAAGCAGTACAACCAGTCGCAGCGCCTGATGGAGCGACTCAAGAAATCCCTAGACCAACTGGAGAAGAAGCGTGAACTGGAGATCGCTAAATCAAAAGCTAAACATGCTAACCGAGGCTGAGGTGCTGGCGCTGCTGGAGGCCGAGCGCCAAGGCGCCAGGCGCGTGACGTTCTTGGAGCGCCTGCACCAGCGGTATACGATGCTGCGTGCAGCGCGAGAACGAGTGGAACTACTGAAGGAGGCTATACGATGAAATCCCGTATTCTTGACCCGAACTTTAAGTACGTGCCGGCAGCGGCGACGAACATTCAGGAAACATGGCGCAAATTTGGATGGAGGCCCGTTAATGAATTGCCCGATTTGCGGAGCGTGGACACAAGTAAAGCTCACGCGCCCGAGGAACGGCGTCGTGCACCGATTGCGCGTGTGCGGTAATGACCACAAGTTTTCAACAGAGGAACAGCATGTCCCAACCAAGCCCCACGGCGGGGCCAGACTTCGCAAGCTGGCGTCAGGAGAACCTGGTGAAATTCGCGCAAGAGGCGCACGACCTGATGCAGGCCCAGACCGAGCAGCTTGAGCAGCTACGCCAAGACCTCAAGACGGCGCTGGAGGCGTACCGCAGCCTGCTACGACAGAAATAGCGCCCGCTCGTCCTTGCGGCGCTTGTCCAGCCCCGGCAGCACCTTGCCGCCGCCCTTGTTCCACAGCAAGAAGCCATCCGCTGCGGCCTCCCACTCACCCCGGTTGGCCTTGATGCGGATGGTGCTGCGCTGGAGGTTGCCCAAGCCTACGTTGAAGGCAAAAGATACCAGAGCGTCAAACCGGCCTTGACTGCCAGCACTGCTGGGAACAAGTCGAAGAACACCGCGTTCAAAAGACGCGACGTCCGCTGCGAATAAGTCGTCGGTTTCTTTCTTCGTCCAGACACGGCTGTCCTCCTGCTTAAGCG